CAAAAACTACGCAGTATGCCAATACGCCGGCTATAAATGCAGCTGCGCTTATGCTGGCTGAAAATATATGGACTAGCCGTTTTAGCACACAAAACGGCGGCGTAAGCGTGGACGGTTACAGCCCTAGCCCTTTTAAAATGTCTAATACCCTTATGGCATCTATACGCGGTTTATTAGCGCCATATCTAGCGCCTAATTCTATGGTGGGCTAATGCCAGCGGCCGCAATAACAACGTTACGTAGCACTATTGCTAATGCTTTGGCTAATAATTCTGTGTGGAGTACCTTTAGTTATCCGCCCAGCACTATTGTAGCTAATAGCGTGGTAGTAGCTCCGGCAGATCCATATATTACGCCTAGTAATAATTCTTATTCTGCTATTTCGCCTATGGCTAATTTTAAGATTATTATGACCGTACCTATGTTTTCTAATGAAGGCAATTTACAAGGCATAGAGGATACGATAGTAGCCGTGTTTGGAAAGTTAGCAGCTAGTAACCTGGTATTTAACGTTACAGCTGTAACCGCACCTAGCGTTTTAACTTTACCTAGCGGCGACCTGCTAACAAGTGATCTACAAATATCCGTACTAACGAGCTGGAGTTAAAACAATGGCACTAACAGACGAGGATAAAGCGTTTCTAATCAAGATAGGGCAAGAATTGCCTAAAGAGGTTAAGGAAACAAAACAGAAAAAAGAAACACCGACAGAAACACCGACACAAGAAACAGAGGTATAACCAATGGCTATTTTCCTATCTAATGGCGTAGTGGTTACGCTTAATAGCGTGGATCTATCAGATCACGTAACAAGCGTTACTATTAATAGATCTTTTGATGAACTAGAGGTAACAGCTATGGGCGATACCGCGCATAAGTTTGTTAAGGGCCTAGAAGCCAGCACGATTACCATAGATTTTCTAAATGACACCGCCGCAGGTGAAGTTTTGCAAACTCTCCAGGGTGCATGGGGTACTACCGTACCGCTAACGTTGAAGCAAACAAGCGCGGCCGTATCAGCTGCTAACCCGGAATATCAAACTACAGTATTAGTAAACAACACTACCGATATTAACGGCGCTGTAGGCGACATTAGTACTCAAAGTATTACGTTTACCTGTAATTCCGCTATTGTCGTAGATACCACACCGTAATAAAAAGATAAGGGGCAAAAAATGGCAAAACTCAAAATAACAAGGGCAGACGGCAGCGTAAGCGAGCATAAGATTACGCCGCGTATTGAGTACGCCTTTGAGTTGTATGCAAAAAAAGGTTTTCACAAAGCCTTTAGAGATGACGAAAAACAAAGTGATGTGTACTGGCTTGCCTGGGAGTGTTTACGCACAAGCGGCGAGGTAGTTAAATCGTTTGGGGCAGATTTTTTAGAAACTTTGGCGAAAGTTGAGGTTTTAGATGATGACCCTTTGGAATAGTGGGGCGCGGTAGCTTTGGCTATCTAATCGCACAAATTGCGGTAGAAACCGGCATAGCGCCCCAGTATTTATTAGATCTAGATGATGTAATGTTTAAAAACGTGTTAAAAGTTTTAACGGATAGAGCTAAGGAGGTGCAAAATGCCAACCGAAATAAAAGGCGCTATAGAGGCGCGTAAAGCATTACGGCAATTTGCACCGGATCTATCTAAACAATTACAAAAAGAGTTAAGCGCTCTATTAAGACCAATTACAGCTAAAGCTAAAGGTTTTATCCCAAGTACGGTTTTAAGTGGTTGGAGTAGGCCGCTTAGCAGCGAGGATACAATTAATTACCGAGCATTTCCTAAATATGATTACCGGGAAGCCGTATCAAATATAGGTTATAAAACTACGCCTAGTAAACCTAATAACAAAGGTTTTAGAGCTTTGTCCCGTATTGTTAATTACAGCGCTGCGGGTGCTATTTATGAAACCGCCGGGCGTTTAAATCCTAATGGTAGAACACCTGGGCCTATGGTTTTAAGTTATAAAAACGGCGTGTATGGCACACAAAGAGCCAGCGGTAAACAGTACTCACAGAGTTTAAATCCTAACGCCGGTAAACAATTTATAGACGCTTTAGACGCTACCGGGCGCATAGTAGATGCAGCTGCTAATACAAATGGGCCAGGGCGTAGAACTCGTAAAATGAAAGGCCGCGCAATATTTAGAGCCTGGGCTGAGGACGGCGGCAAAACTAACGCAGCGGTTTTAAAAGCAATAGAAACCAGTAAACAAAATTTTGAGTTAGTTAAAAAAGGTAGAAAGGCTGCATAATGGCGTTACAAACAGATGTAGCCATTAATATCGGCTCAGAATTTACAGGCAAAAAAGCATTTAAAGAAGCTGAAAGTAGCACCGCTAAATTACAAAAAGGTGTAAAAAATTTAGCTAAATCTTTTGGCATAGCTTTTAGTATTGGCTCGGTAGTAGCTTTTGGTAAGGCAGCTGCAAAAGCTTTTATACAAGATGAGGCGGCTGCAGCTAAATTAAATAAAACTATTTATAATTTGGGTTTAGGTTTTGAGGACACACGGGTAAAAACCTTTATAAGCGATCTAGAAGCCTTAAGCGGGGTAGCTGATAGCCAATTACGGCCAGCGTTTGAAAAATTATTAACAACTACCGGTAGCGTAAATAAATCACAAGAATTATTAAAAACCGCGTTAGACGTTGCGGCCGGCAGCGGTGTAGATTTAGTAACAGTAGCCGGAGATTTAAGTAAAGCGTTTTTAGGTAATACAAAAGGTTTAACTAAATACAATATAGGTTTAACACAAGCCGAATTAAAAACAGCATCTTTTGAGGAAATACAGGCTAAATTAAATGCGCAATTTACTGGACAAAATCAAGCTCGGCTAGATACTTATGCAGGTAAAATAGATTTATTAAAAGTTTCTTTTGATAATATGCAAGAAACTATAGGTAAAAGCCTTGTAGATAGTTTTGCAGTATTAGCCGGTAATAATGGCATAGGTGGGGCTACTCAAGCTATGCAAGATTTTGGAACGCAGATAGCAGACGTTATTACAGGCATATCTACACTAACAAGCGCATTAAATACGTTACCTGGTGCTGCAAACGTATCTTTATTTGATGTAGGCAATATACCGGTTATTGGCGCATATTTGAAAATATTACAAGGTATGGGAGAAGCTCAAAGGTTAGCCCCTAAGCCTTTTACTACACCTATGAGTATTTCCGGATCTACAGACGCACAAGCAAAAATAGACGCTGCACGTAAAAAAGCCGAAGCCGAAGCCGCCAAGCGTGCTAAAGAATTATTGGCTTTAACTAAAAAACAAGCTGCAGCCGAAAAAGAAAAGGCTAAACAAAAACAAATACAATTAGCACTAGATAAAGCCGCATTAGCATTAGGCAAGGGCGAGGACGTATTTGATTTAGACAAAATACAAAATCAAGCGGCTATATTGGCTAATCAAGAAGCCATAGCAAAATTAGGCGAAAATGCTACGCAACAACAAAAAACACAATTAGCCAACGATGCACAGCGTTTATTAGTTAAACAATTAATGCTAAATCTAGATGATGCTATAGCTGCAAAAGATGCAGACCGAGCTACGGCATTAGCAAAACAATTAAACGCAGAGTTATTAATATTGGGTAGTTTGCAAAATCAAACGTATAAATTAACCGATATAAATAATTTATTAGATAAATTTAAGCCTAAAGATCTTATTAATTTAGATAATTTAGACGCGGCTTTACGTAAATTAATAGAAATGTCAAAAATCCAGTTTAATTTATCGCCTATAACTGGCACACAAGATTACAGCTCAGCTACAACTCTTAGCCCGGATATATTTACTTATGCTGCAGCAGGTAATACAGATGCTATAGCCGCTTTAAATGCTCACGCAGACGCAGTTAGTATTTTGGCCGAGTCCGAATTAGCCTTAGCAGATGCTTTATTAGCGGAAAGTGAAAATGCATTAAGCCTTATAGAGAGTAGTTATAACTCGGCGTTACCGCCGTTTATGGGTTTTGATCCGGCACGTTTCCGCATGGCAGACAATATAACCGTAAATGTCAATGCAGGGGTTATAGGTAATGACGATATGGTAGAGGACGCGGTACAGCGTGCATTTTTAGCTATTGAACGTAAAGGTCTACCGCTACGTTATAACGGTGGATTATGACGCTGCCTAGTATTAATGCGATTATTAACTTTAGTACTGGGCCAAGTTTTGCTCAAGCCATGATTTTAGATACTGGAATTTTAGGCACAAATGTTTTAGCCGATAGCGCCGCTGTAATTGTAGATGTGTCTAATGTGGTAGATAGCGTACAAACTATAAGAGGGCGTAACCCCCAGGCGGATCAATTTCAAACCGGTACATTAACTTTACGTATTGTGGATCAAAACGGGGATTTTAACCCGCAAAATCCTAATAGCCCTTATTTTGGTTTGTTAGATCCAATGCGAAAAGTTGCAATTAGCGCTACCTACGGCGCTAATACTTACCCTATTTTTAGCGGTTTTATTACAAGCTATACAACAACAACGCCTAGAAACGCTAATGATGTTGTTTATACCACTATTACAGCCGTAGATGCGTTTAGACTCGCGCAAAATGCACAAATATCTACAGTAGCCGGAGCAGCTGCCGGCGATTTATCCGGCACACGTATTAATCAAATTTTAGATGAAATTGGCTGGCCTGTATCTATGCGTGATATAGATGCCGGCCTAACTACTTTACAAGCTGATCCGGGTACGGCCCGAACAAGTTTAGCCGCCATGCAAACGGTTACTTTAAGCGAGTATGGGGCGTTATACGTAGATGCCAGCGGCTCGTTTGTATTTCAAGATAGAAACGTGACAGCTGCCAGTATTGGCAATACGCCTACCGTTTTTAACGATAACGGCACAAATATAGGTTATTTTAATGCTGTATGGCGTTTAGATGATACTTTGGTTTACAACGCGGCCAGTATTACCCGCACCGGCGGTACTACGCAACTAGCCATAGACCAAAGCAGTATAGATAGATATTTTACTCATAGTTATAATCAACAAAATCTATTAATGCAGACAGACGCAGAGGCTCTAGATTATGCCCAGGCTTACGTAGCTAGCCGTAAAGATACATCTATACGCTGTGACTCTATAACGCTTGATTTATACACAGAAAATTACAATGCTGGCATTATTGCAGCTTTAGATTTAGATTTTTTTGATCCTATAACTATAACCACTAATCAGCCTGGTTCATCTACGCTTACTAAGACTTTACAAATTTTTGGGGTGGCTATGACAGTTACCCCGAATAGCTGGAAAACGACATTTACCACATTAGAGCCGATAATAGACGGCTTTATATTAGACTCAGCGCAATACGGGGTATTAGACACCGGCGTATTGTCTTATTAGGGGGAAATATGGCAGAGGGTTTAGGGTTTAAAACCTTTACTACCGGTGAAGTATTAACGGCCGCAGATGTAAACGGTTATTTAATGCAAGGTATCTTAGTTTTTGCGAGTGAGGCTGCTAGAAATTCTGCAATTACATCACCGCAGGAAGGCCAGTTTGCATTTACAAAAGATACTAACAGCCTTTGGTATTACACGGGTAGCGCCTGGGCCGCTAGCGGTGCAGCTGGCGATATAGAAGGAGTTACCGCTGGCGTAGGCATTAGCGGAGGCGGTACAAGCGGTACGGTAACTATTACAAACTCAATGGCTACCGCCATAGATGCAAAAGGTGATTTGGTAGTAGGAACGGGCGCGGATACGTTTAATCGTTTAGCGGTTGGATCAAATAATCAAGTTTTAACGGCAGACTCAACTACCGCAACCGGTCTAAAATGGGCTGCGGCATCAACGGGAAAAATTGCGCAATTAGTAACGGACGCAACGGCAACAGAGGTAACAAGTACTACAAGTACCTGGATAGATAGCGGATTAAATATAACTATTACCCCAACGGCTTCTACATCAACTTTAATTTTTTGGTTTTCATCATTTTCTAGGAAAAGTGCAGGAAACGCTGATAATTATGTAGAATTAAAATTAGCTTTAACTACTGGTGGCGATATTGCAGAATACGGTTACAATTTTCAAGAGGGCGAAAGTAGTGATTTTGCCGCAACTATTGCCGGCGTTGCTTATACGTCTGCGGGTTCAACATCTGCAAGGACTTATAGGCTTTATTTGAGAAGTCAAGGCGGATCGGGAGCATCTTCATCAATAGCAGCAGACGGAAAAGGCGGATATATTATGTGTATGGAAGTGTTAGCATGATGACACATCAAGAAAAAGTAAAAATTATACAATTTTTACGCCCAAACGCTGAATTTATTTTGCGCGGCGAAGTTATAGAGTGGCTGGATCAAAAACAAATTGAGCCGACACAGGCAGAAATTGAAAACGCTAAAAATGCCTATTTGGAAAAAGTTGAAGCGGATAAAAAAGAAGTTGAAGCAAAACGCAAAACGATTTTAGACAAATTAGGCATAACAGAAGCAGAAGCAAAACTGCTACTTTCCTAAGAAAGGTAAATACTAATTAATGGCTACAAGTTATAACGGGTGGCCGGCTAGTGCAGATCCGGAGGAGATTTCAATTAAAAGTTATGCTGTACCCGGCACAAACAGAAAATTAAAATGCGCCGAACCTGTAGCACCGTTATTAATTGGGTTTGCCGCAGAATTTCACGCACTTATTGAGCCAATAGATGAAGGCGGTCTAGACGAATGGGGTTATGCCTATCGTATGGTACGTGGTAGTACAGATCGTTTAAGCTGCCATAGCAGCGGAACGGCTATAGATCTGAACGCTATTAAACACCCATTAGGAGCTATAGGTACGTTTCCAGCAGACAAAGTACCAATGATCAGAGCACTAGCTAAAAAGTACG